CAATTTTTCTTTTTAGTAATTCTTCAACAACCCCACCTGAATTGATTAATGCTGATGACGATAAAATGTTTTCATCAGATGCGGTGAGGTAAGCAACTCTTACACTTTTTTTGTTATTAGCGTAGTATATACCTTTACTTGGTAATTCGACTACATCATAAGCGATAGTTGGGTCAATTCTAAATTCTTCCATAAACACTAATTTACATTATAATTAGTTGAAAGTAAAGTTTTTGGACATAATAAAACCGGAACCCATTAGACAGATTTACTAATTTGAGTTCCGGTTTTAATAAAGTTAATAAAATATTAGTAAACTTGGATACATCTATCCATTCTCAATTCACAAGTGATTGAGGCGATAGCGTCGGTGCTATAATCTAAAGCTCCAAAATCTACCGATGTTAAGAATGCTCCTTGGATAATCCATTTTTCAACCACAACACCTGTTGGGTCTAACATTTCTAACTCAATGTCTTTTTTATAACCTGCTGCGTATCCCATACGACCAGTAACTGATTCTGCGTGTAAACGGAACCATTCCATCAAAGCTTGTGAAGCTGAGGGTCCAATTGGGTCTTTAAAAGTAACCGTCATTGAATCCCAAGTAAATCTACCGGCAACATAAGTTGATGTGTTTAAGAAAGGTATTTCAGTTGAAGTTATTTTTGCTGAAGGTCTTTTAGTTGATGTGACATACCATTCATTGATGTTCATTGATGAAGGGAATCTCAAAATAAATCTGTTCTGTCTTTTCGGTTCAAATGGAACCGGCATTTTCATTAGTAAATCTGCCATTTTGTATTTGTTAAATTTTTCTTTATTTTACTTCTTATAAATATGTAATTTTTAAAAAAGTCATTTATTTTCTATTAATTATTTGACTATGTCATTTTTTTTCGTTAGTTTTTTACAAACACCCAGTATTACTAGTTCCAGAATAAATAATAACTAGTATAATACTAGTAATAATAACTAGTTTTAATAATATTAATAAATACTAGTATTACTAGTACTAGATTATACTGGGTAACAAAAAAGGGATACTCTTTATCGGAGTATCCCATTTTTTTTGTCCAATTGATATTAGATATTTTCGAACGAAGCTCCTGTTGGAGTAATTACAAATTCTAAATCAATAAATTCAAGAGAACGAGTTGGTTTGATGTAAATCTTTCCTCTTAAAGTATTAGCATCTATATCCTCAGGGTCATTAGAAACTGAAACTTTAAACTCATTTAAACCTCTTTCTTTCTTAATAGATTCTAAGATAGGATTAACTAATCTCAAGAATTCTTGTCTTACTTGTTCATCATTTTGTTCGAATAACAATCTTACCGCAACTGCCGAGATTAATTTTCTTGCTCTTAATAATAATCTTCTTACGTTGATTCTATCCAAAGCAGATTCTCTAACTTGAAGAGTTTTGTTACCCCAAATGATAGTACCCGTATCAGAGAACGTAGCGATTGGGTTAATTCTGTTCTTATATAATTCATCTCTTTCATCAAGAGTTAATTTCTTATATGCTTTAACCGCATTTACTAAACCTCTTTGGTAACCTGCAACTGCAAACCAAGGATATGATACGTTGTCTGTTAATGCAATGTTTTTCAATACCTCACCCGTTGGTGGAATGAAAAGTTGCGTTGCATTATCTGTATCTCTTACTTGAATCCAAGGCCAATATGTTGCCGAGTAGTTAGTATCCAATGAAACTGAATCCAATGAACCTACAACACCGTCAGCCGATGTATCGTTTGGTGCACCAATGATGTAAAGTGAATCCGCTCTATCATTTTCAACCATATCAATCGCTTGAGTTGTTAATGAACTGTGGTCAAAGAAATTGATACCTGGAGTTGCAAAAACGTTAATGTCAATTGCTTCAGGGTTAGCGAATGTTTCAATACCTTGTAAGTAAGCGTAGTAATCCGAGTTACCAACTGTAGCACTAAACACACCGCTATTATTTACATTACCATTTGAATAAGTTGTTTTACCGTAAATGTACGCATCACCATTTGTTCTTACAGTTCTGTATATATCCCAACCATCACGTCCACCGTATACCGCAAATGTAAATTTACGATAGTTGATATTATCTAAAAGACCCTTATCAGTACCTTCTAAATCGTAGTTAGTTGTTTGGAATACTTTTGTTGAATTGGTGTCAGTAATTCCTGATGCTTGTAAAGAAAGGTGGAAACCGTGACATACTGTGTTAGCATCGTCAGTAGCAACTCCTTTATATTTTAATAAATCACTATCAAAACCAACTTGTGAAGAAAGACCCAAAGAAACTTTCTTTACTTTATCCCCACCTGAAATATTTGGAGTACCGTCAGAGTCGTAACCAATGATATCACCCGCCTCATAATATGTCGTTTTGTACAATACACTACCTAATGTTGATGCACCATCAAAATCTTTATTAGAAGCGAAACCTTTAAATCCTGAAGGGAACGCATCCGTTGGATGATTTTCAGCCATCTGTAACATGATGTATTTCGAACGTAATTCATATTCACCATCTGATGTACCTATTTTTCTACCAACATAACCCGGCATATCAGGGCTCATTGAGCATCTTGAATATTTTTCAAGGACCACTTGATTTTCGTCGGTGTCATTAAAATCACGAACTAATAAATCAAACTCATTTGTGTCTAAGTTTATGTTAATGATTGAAATTTTAACTTGGTAGTTAGCATCTTCTCCATCAGAAATTGTGATAACTTGGAATAAATCAGAAACCTCACCACCACGAACTTCAGAAACAACCATTGGTGAAACTGTCGTATACCAAGGAGTTAAGAAATTATTACCTTCATCGTTAGCTAAAACCGTTGTTACATCAATACCTCTAATTAAACCTTGTTGGTATGCGCTCTTCAATAAGTTTGGATACGATTCGTAAACGTATAATGGGAAACCGCTGTTATCTTTATCGTTAACTTTAGTTCCTAAAACTTTATTAATGTATTTGTTAGAAGTTGGGTCTAATGAACATGTAAATGTTTTAGCACCACCCGTTGAACCCGTCACATTTATTGTGAAGTTTCCTAATGGATTAGTTGCCACACCATCAACGTCAACAAAATCAACATCTGAACCGGACGTTACTTCAAGATTTAAAGTTTGTCCATCGTAAACACCACGTGGTCTCAATGCCGCAACTACAATATTATCGTAGTCCTCATTTAATGTACCATCATACACAAATCTTGTAATATCAAAAGTACCTGTTGAACCACTATTGTAGACGAATAAGTATGAATATACATCAGGATTAGACCCACCGTTCTCTTGAACTAATGTATTATACCATTCTTTTCCGTTATTATTGTTTGCGTTAGATTTACCCGTTAATGGTGAAAGTTGTTGTTTAGTTGAGTTTAAACCTGAAATACTAGAACTTGGTACTAAACCCATAACAAACCATTTTCCGTGGTCAGTACTTGTATACCCACTAAAATTAGTTAAGATATATTCAGTAATTGTTGACCCGTCAAATGCAGTTTTACCTGATAGTTGGCCATAATAACTACTGTCATCTAATGAATCTAATGTAGATGGGTCCATGGTAACACCAGTTTGAGTGAGATTACTTGTTGTATCTACGGTAATACCACCCAATGTTTTAATACCAAAAGTGGTTTCTGGTTTATATCCAGTTAAACCAAGAACTCTTGTTACGAATAGTTGATTTGACTCTTGTAAATATGATTTTGCTACGTAAGGTAACTCATACTTTGGGTTACCTGCACCATCTTTTTCAGGTGATGTACCGCCAAAATACGTTTTAAATTCGTCGAAGTTGGAAACTAAAATTGGTTCGAAAGCAGGACCTCTTAGAGTCTCACCAACCAATCCTAATGTTGTTACCCCAACACTTTGCGCCACGAATGTTAAGTCTTTCTCGGAAGTGTACACTCCGGGAGAAACGAATACTCTGTTTGAATTTGCCATTGATAAATGTTTGGTTAAATTTTTTTATTAGTTTTATTATAAATATCTTTGTTTTTACCAAAGATTTCGATACTTTTCACATAAAAGATAGTAAAGTATCTTTTTTTATCTTTATTTATCTTTTATGGAACAAAACAAGAGTAAAAACGTAAAGATTAGTGAAAAACACCACGAGATGCTGAAATCGCACTGCGAAAAGAATGGATTAAAAATTTATAAAGTTTTAGAAAAATTTATAGAAGAAACTTGTAAACCCAAAAAGAAGGACATTTACGGTGATTAGAATAAATAAGTTACACCAATCCTTGAACCAATATAAGGTTCCCCTAATAAT